CCTGCTAATGCAACCCCGAAGACAATTACTGGTTTTGCATCTACAACTGCTGTGACAATCCACATCAGTGGAGTGGAGATTTCATAATGGCATTTAATCAATTTCCTCAAAAGGGTGGCATCCCAAGCGGTAGCACCGCTGGTCGCCCATCAGGTGCTGTAGAGGGCGACACATATTACAATGGTGAATTAGGACTTCTTGAGATTTACTCAGATGGTCAATGGATTCCATGTTCTGCGCCTGCTGGTATTCCTACAGTAAGCGCTGCAGATGTTGGAACATCTCGCGCATATACAAGCGGTGCTATTGTTTACACGTTTACGCCTGGAACAAATGGCGGTTCACCTTACGGATACTCAGCATTAGCAAGTTTAAGTGGAGCAAATTATTCTTCTACTGGAACAAGCACATCAATCACTCTTTCAGTTGGTGGACCAGGTGTTTATTCATATAATGGAACCGCTTACAATGGTTTCGGCACAAGCCCAGCTTCTCCTAGTGCAAATATTACTGTAACCACAGTTCCGCAAGCACCTACTATTGGTACTGCTACGGCTTCTGGGTCATTAAATGAATTAACGGTAACTTGGACTAATGCAGCAAGTGGTGGTAAAAATCTTTCTGCTATTACTATTACCCCTTATCTAAACGGAACAACTGCTGCTACTGCTAGAACTGCAGCAACTACAAGTTCTACTTCATACACATTTACAGAGGGACAACTAACAGGTGCTAGCGCTTATACTTTTAAGATTAAAGCAACCAACGCTAATGGCGATAGTTTAGAAAGTTCTGCATCAAATTCTGCAACAATGCCAAATTTTACAACTGTTAATTATCTTGTAGTTGCAGGAGGCGGTGGCGGAGGTGGTGAAACCGTTGGTGGTGGCGGTGGTGGTGGAGGTCTACGTTCTGGAACTGTATATGTAAATCCAGGTTTTGTGTTTACTGCTAGCGTAGGTCCTGGTGGTTCTGGTACAAATGATGCAACGCCTGCAACAAAAGGTACTAACTCATCATTAACTGGTAATGGAATAAGTATCTCAGGCACAGGTGGTGGTCGTGGCGGAAATTATGCTGGCGGGCAATCTGGTTCTGTAACTGCAGGTGGTTCTGGCGGTTCTGGCGGTGGTGCTGGAGATACTGGAAAAAGTGGTGGAAGTGGTAACGAAGGCGGTTACTCTCCAGTAGAAGGTTACAACGGCGGAAACTCTGGACCTCAATGGTCTGGTGGTGGTGGTGGTGGTGCTGGAGCAGTAGGCGTTTCGGCAACAACTGCAGGTGCTGGTGGAAACGGTGGAGCAGGTGCTTCAAGTTCTATTACTGGAACAGCAACTTTCTATGCTGGCGGTGGTGGTGGTTGTGGTGATAGCTCTGGTGGCACAGGTGGTTCTGGCGGTGGCGGTTCTGGTGGGTTTGGTACTACTAACCCTTCACAAGGTAATGGCTCAGCAAACTCAGGTGGCGGTGGTGGTGGAACCCGTGACAACAACAATGGTAATGGATATGCGGGTGGTTCTGGAGTAGTAATTTTAAGTTTGCCTTCTGCAGCAAGTTCTACTACAGGTTCGCCAACTGCTACACAAAGTGGTGGTAGATATATTTATCAATTTAATGGCAATGGCACTTTAACGGTATAAGGAGAAAACAATGGCACATTTTGCAGAGTTAGATAATAGCAATACTGTTATAGGTGTTCACCTTGTAGCAAATGAAGAGTTGCTAGTTAATGGTGTTGAATCAGAACAAAAAGGAATTGATTTCTTAAAAGATTTTTTTAAGGATGCAAATAAAAAGTTTGTACAAACATCATATAATGGAACAATAAGAAAACGATATGCTGGAATTGGGTTTAAGTATGACCCTGTTCGTGATGCATTTATTTCCCCTAAGCCGTATGAATCCTGGACATTTGATGAAGAAACCTGTAAGTGGATTTCACCCAAGGCAAAGCCCGCATTTCTTGAGGGAACAGTATATCTATGGGATGAAATTACAAAAGACTGGTTTGGCGTAACTCGCATTCCACAAGCATAAAATAGCAATTACACTTATTTCCAAAGGAGAAACAAATGAATGCACAATTTCAATCAATGGCACTATCTTGGTTTCGTGCAGCAGCATCAGCTGCTGTAGCGCTATACCTTGCAGGACAGACAGACCTTAAGGTCTTAGCAACAGCAGCCCTTACAGGCTTCCTTGGTCCAGTCCTTAAGTGGCTTGATTCTTCTTCAACAGACTTCGGTCGCGGAGCAGAGTAATGACTACCAACGAATGGGCTGGTATCGCCGTAGCGGTTACCACAATAGTCGCCAGCTTTGCTGGCTCTGTTCGTTGGTTAGTCAAGCACTACCTTGCTGAACTAAAGCCGAATTCTGGCTCAAGCCTGCGTGATGCAGTTGCAAGATTAGAACAAAGAGTAGACGACCTTTTCAAATTATTAGCAGATAAGTGATATGAATGAAACCAGTTGTAGCCAAGAAAGCCACGCCTGCTGCAATTGCTGTGCTGCGCCAAGCGACGGCATTAGCACCCAAGCGGAAGAAAGCAAGCGATGGGCTCCTGCCCAGTGCTGCTCATCTCAAAGCGAGTCCAACTTCGGACCACAATACTGGGCTAGCAGTCGACCTTACCCATGACCCAGTCAATGGGATTGATTGTGCTGTCATTTTTGAAAAGCTAAAAGAGGATGAGCGAGTTAGTTACTTGATTTTCAATAGCAAGATTTGGTCAAAGAAATTTGCCAAGCAAGGCAATAGAAAATATACAGGTAGCAACTCACACTCCAAACATCTGCATATTTCTATAGTTCCAGAAAAGGCTAATGACACAAGTCCTTGGTTCTGGTGGCTAAATCAACCTAAGTTGATTAATCAGGTTAAGGCTGTAGTCAAGCCATTACCAGATAAGAAACCTTATCCAAAGGAAGATACATCTAAGTGCTGTCAGCACTGCCCTAAGAAGTAGAGGATAGAACGTGGCAACAAATAACAAGGACCTTGTCGGCGACCTACCGATTATCCTCAGCCAAGCAATCCCAACTGCGCTTGTTAAATACAAGCGTGAGGATTTTGCTGCGAGCTATGCTATTGGTAATACGCCATGGCTATCTGGTGCATCTGACCAGAACCGCATTAGTCGTATCACTACGACATATCAAAAAGAACGTATCGACCAAGGTACATCTGCTGGTGAAAACTCTTTGTCTAACTGGTGGCTTAGGTCTGCAACCTCTTGGCATCACGGTGCAGGTGAGCGTTACTACGATGCTGATGCATCTGACCAATACAGATTCTATGAATCTTACAACATGGATGTATGGACAACTGGTGAACTAAAGCTTCTTCCTAGAACTACACAGGTTTCTACTACTGCCATTACAGCAAAGCCAGCAACCGTAACTAATGGAACATTTTATATTCAAGGTAGTAACGTTTACTACTATAACGGCACAACTAACGCGGTTACTTCAACCGCTTTATCGACCACAGCCACAGCACAAGTATTAGCATCCGATGGTAACAGCGCCATTGTTGGTGCTAGTGATGGTGTTTACACTGTAAGCACATCAATGACTGTATCTCGTATATGGGCTAAGCCAAATGGCGTAACAAACTTTACAGTTCAGGCTATTGGTTTCGTTAAAGACCGCATTGTTATAGGAGTAAAAGAGGATACAACACAGTCTGTTGTGTATGAACTTTCCAGGTTCCCATCTTCTACGCCAACAACTATCGGTAATACTGAAGAACGGTATACCTTCAAGGATACATCTATAGTATGGAACTCTGTTGGCGAACTTAATAGCGCAATCATTGTTGGCTACACACTTGGTGCTATCTCACGTGTCTTATCTTTCTCAATAGATGAAACATCACCGCTTGCTGCAATCAAAGACCCAATAGTTATTGCAGAACTTCCACGTGGCGAAACGCTACATCAGATTCGTGCTTACTTAAATGAGTTTGTAGTTATGGCTACAACACAAGGTGTTCGAGTCGGAACACAAAGCACTGATGGGTTGAGCTTTACTTATGGACCACTCAATGTTACTGGTGATGTTAAAGATGTTGCATTTCATAACAGATATGTTTTTGCTGTACGTAACTATGCGATTAATAACACTAAAGGTTTATGGCGTATTGACCTTGGCACACCTATAGATAACGGTTATGCATACGCTGCTGACTTAAGTACAAATGGCTCTGACCTAGAGGGTATTGCTTTTATTGGAATTACCGCCCGCAAGTTTATGGTTGGTGCATCAGGTGTATGGGTTGAGCATGCTACCGAGCTTGCTACATCTGGAACAATTAGTTCTGGTTGGGTTCGTTGGGGTACTGCAGAAAACAAACAACCAGTATCTTTAGCTGTAAGAACAGATGGAACTGGTGGAACAATTGGATTCTCTGTTGCCGACCAGGATGGAAACACATCGGCTATTGAATCTATACCACTTGGTGGTTCTACTGACTTCCAATTATCAGCATCACTACAACCAGCAGACCACTTTGAAATTACATTAACATTAACAAGAAGCACCAGCAATGCAACTGTTGGTCCTTTAGTTGAAGAATGGCAGTGCCGTGCTCTACCAGCACCACTACGTTCTCGTACTATTACCGTCCCATTACTATGCTTTGAAGAGGAGCGCGATTCCAATGGAGTTACACGAGTATCAAACCCATGGGAACGCATTAACTATTTGGAACGCGTTGAACAAAATGGAGGAGCAGTACTATTCCAAGACTTTTCTTCAGGAGAAGAAAGAGTCTGTACTATCCGTGCTATTCAATTCGAGCAAACTGCACCTCCCTCTTTTGCATCGGGATTCGGTGGAATAGTTACAGTGCAGTTGCAGACAATTGATACTGAAGTACCTATTCAGTAATGGAAGAAAACAAACTAATATCCCTGGTTAGTCCAGGTGAGCGCCACCCCTTGGTCACGCAAGTTAGGGTAGCGCTGAATGTTGCTGGAGATGATGTGCTAGATGCTCCCCTAGCTGAAGTGCTTAAGGGTTTGCAGCATACGCTTTCCATCCCAGCAGTCGGGTGCATCAACTTAGCCACGCTGGATGCGCTCGCAGTTGCTCCGCCAGAATGGTAGGGAGCCAAAGAGATAGGGGGAACCATAACGGTTCCCCCTTCTTTTTGCTTTTAATCAGCAGATTTATCACCGTCAACTATTCGATGAGCCCAATCAAGACCAGCATTCCATCCCTCCCAGTATCGCTTGTCTGGTAGACAAGCTCTGGAGTTAGGGTCCATCTTTGCGTAGTCAATCTTCTTGTGGAATCTATTGAGGATGTGGTTATGCAGTTCAGTAAACCTTGGATAA